GACCAGACCACCGGGAAGAATATCATCTGGGCAACAGACCCGCCCCCCAACGTGGACTGCGGACCAATGGGCGAAATTACGATGGAGCAGCTTGACAGAATTCGGCTGATGCCCCGCGTCCAGAAGCGGCTGTCCGAGCAGAAAAAGCGCACAAAAGGCAAGGCCGAGGTTTTCACCCCGCTGTGGGTAGTCAAAAAGATGGCCGACCATGCCGAACAGGCACTGAATCAGGGCGACCTGAAACAATTCGTGCATGAGCGGTGCTTGGAAATCACCTGCGGCGAGGCTCCGTTCCTCACCAGCAGATATGACCCCACCACAGGAGAGCCTGTTGCAATTCCCGACCGTGTAGGCGTTCTGGACAGGAAGCTGAAAGCTATCCGGGAAAACGAGAAAGACCCGATTGTGCAGAAAGCGTTTATGGCCTGTGCGTATCAGTCCATCTATGGTTATGAGTATCAGGGTGATAATCTTCTTCTGGCGCGGGTAAATCTGTTTCTGACGTTTATTGAGAACTGGGCAGAGATGATTAAAGCTCCTGTTGCAGCAAGCTGGGCTATTATCATCGCAACAAGGATCTCATGGAATATCTGGCAGATGGACGGGCTGAAAGATACCGTGCCTGGCACTGACATTCGCTGCCTGATTTACGACTGGGAGAAAAACGAGGAAGTGACATTCCGACAGATAAAGGAGGAAAGCGATAATGTCTGACAAGGAAATCTCAGATCCAAGAAGAAGGGGGCAAAAGATGAAATATCGCATTGAGGTTTCGGAAGAGCAGCTGCGCGTCATCGGACTGGCTGTGGACGAGTACATGAGGCTGCGCATGGGGCAGTTTGATGCCCTCGCTGAAGAACTGGCCTTAGATGGAGTAGCGGACCGAATCGAGGCTTATAAAGATGATTATCAGCGCGGTATTCTTAACGAGCGGAGCTACAGCATCGAAAGAATGTTTGAGGCTGCTTACAAAATGGCCTATCCGCCGCATGGATGCCGTGGACGGCAGCACGATTCATGGGGAACGTGTATCGACATTGTACACGCCATCGAGCACCAGCAGTGGTTGGATTCCCCGGGGGAAAAGCGAGAATCCCCCGGGACGACAAATCGCTCCTTCAAGCCTATCCCGCTGGGGCATGAGCCGTTCCCGAAGATTGAGAGGGTAGAAGAATGAACTGCCTGTCTTGTGAGAACTACATACCTCTCGACCCGCCTATCCAGCGCACCGATTCGCACGGCCAGACCTACAAGGTGCCGGGATTGTGCAAAATTGGAGCGGACCACATAATTTCTGGGTTTCCTGTCTATCTTCCAACGGCAAAATGTGATAAAATAACAGAAGCACCGTTGCAAAACGGCAGCTGAATTATGACGGAGGTAGGCTGTGACATTACAGGAATTGTCCAAGTATTATGACATTCAGATGACCCTCGAAAAAGACCGTGAGGCCTTGGAGAATCTTCGGCAAAAAATCAATCCTGCCTCCCCACAGCTGACGGGTATGCCACATACGCCCGGTGTTCGGGACAAGGTGGCGGATCTGGCTGTGGAACTGGCTGACATGGATGAACGTGTCCGCTGGTTGGAGGAACAGGCAGCGGAAGAAAAGCCCAAGGTCGAGGCGTACTGCAAGAGCATCATGGATGCCCGGCTTTATCTGATCTTCCGGCTGCGATTTGTCCGCTGCTACTCGTGGGCAGAAGTTGCCGGAGCACTCGGAAAGTGTTACACGGAAGCCGGGGTCAGCCGGATGGCCTACAACTACCTCGAATCACATTGACCGATAAGCCCTGCATTTGCGGGGCTTTTTATTTTTGCTCGAAAACTCAAATTCAACCTCAAATTTTCATAAAATACGGCCAAATATAGAAATAAGTTTTACATTTTGGCTGCCAAAAGTTAAATTCAAACTGAAAATATCAAAAATCAATGCAGATTGTTTCACACGGTGATGGACGGTGTAGGACGGTTTCACACGGCGTGTAATGCCGTGCAATAAACAAGAACGACCAGCAACGAAGAAGAACGAAAGTCAACGAGCAGCAACGACCAGCAACGCTTTGATATGGATTCAGATGACAACGGATGCTCCCGGTGATATGATTAGGATGCAAAATCCGAATCAAGCCAAGCGGTGCCCGCCAGAAATGGCGGGTGCTGCTATTTTTATACCTGAAAGGAGGATTCCGAGCCACACGCTGCTCTCCTTTGCGTGTGGCATTACCGCAGCACCCCGAAAAGCCGAGGTGCTGCAAGCTGGACATTTCGCCGTGCCCAGCCGCAAAGAAGGAGATTTTTCCATGTATCAGAAAATCAAGGCAAAATTCAAGGCAAGTCCCACTATTTTCTACGCCTGCTCCATCGTTGCATCGTGGGCAGGAGTAGGCAGCTTGATGAACTTCCGCACCATTGCATTGCGATACGGAGCAGTTCCGGCAATCATCTGGGCCGTGTTCAATTCTCTGGCATGTATCACGTTCGGTTTGTTCGCTGACCGTGTTCCGTCTATTCGGCGCATCATGCAGAGCAAGGTGATGTTCTACTTCATCGGTCTGCTGACGCTGTTTCAGACGTGGACGCAGATGAGCGGTATCTACGAGATCTTTGGCGATACACCCATTGGAACCAAGGGCGGCATGATTATCGTGTACGTCACCTGTGTGGCGTTCCTGATTATGTTGCTCAAAGATGGCATGATTCGCAACGTGCTGTCCGATGGCTTTTCATGGGTGGTCGTTTATGGCCTGCTGGCCGTAGTAGTTGTAGCCGCTCTGGTTTACACTGGCGGCGCATTCGCTGCCATTGACCCCGGCGTGAATGTTGCTGGCATCAAAGCTGGCGTGTACAATGGTCTGCTTTTACTACCCGGTCCGTTCGCTTGCCCGTATTACTATTCGCTGTTTGAGTACAACGATGGAAACACGGACGGTACACGGCACGGCGACATGAAGAAGGCCTTTGTGCTTGCTGGCGTGATGTTCGGCATCTACATGGTGCTGGCTGCGCTGCTCACTTGGGTGCGGTTCAGCCCGATGCTGAATATGATGAAAGCCATCCTGATTACGGTTATTGCCATTTCCTCGCTGTCCACCTACCTCTACTGCGAATATCTGGTTTTCGGCAAGAAGTTTGGCTTTGCACTGGATGTTCTCACCGTGGCCTCGTGGCAGATCCTGATTCCGCTTGGCGTTATGGGCATCTGGCAGCTGATGAGCACGATCCGCATCTACGTTGTCGTAGCCGCCGTCCTGTTCTCCATCGTTCTGGACCTCGTTTCTGACAGGAAGGAGGCCGCACGATGAACATCACGGTAAAGAAGCTGGCAGAGCTGCATAAGCCTATCCACAACATCCGCCGGCACTCCGACAAGCAAATCACCGAGTACATCCGCAGCATTGAGATGTTCGGTCAGGTGAAGCCGCTGGTCGTTGCCGAGGATGGCGAAATCATTGCCGGCAACGGTCTGTACGAAGCCCTGCTCCGCATGGGTCGGGAAACCTGCGACTGCTATGTGATGGTCGGGCTGACCGATGTGCAGAAGAAAAAGCTGATGATGGCTGACAACAAGGTCTATGAACTCGGCTTTACCGATGTGGATGCCATCGAAGAACTGGTCAAGGAACTGGACGGCGATGTGAACGTTCCGGGCTGGGATGCTGACCTGCTGGAAATGCTGAACAGCACCACGGATGAAGCTGATGAAGTAATCAGCTCCTACGGCGATTTCCCGGAAAACGAGATCGCACCCATCAACCGCCATCAGGCAGAGGAACACGTTCCGTATGCCGAAACACCGACCTACCCGGTGGCTACCGCCCCGCAGCCTACTTCTACCGTCTCCGCTGCCCCACAGCAGCCTTCCCCAGTGCTGGAGATGTCTACACCTTCCGAACCGCAAACCGCTGCTCCAGAGGCGGACAGCGGCGTGGAGCAGCACAGGTACATCCGTTGCCCGAAGTGTGGTGAACTGATATGCCTGTGAAAGTAGTGGAAAGCAGCATGAACGTGCTGCAGGCGGCGAAAATCCGTATCCGCAACGTGTTCGCCAACGGCTGCAAAATCTATCTGTCGTTTTCCTCTGGCAAGGACAGCCTGTGCATGGCCAATCTCGTGTATGAGATGATTCTCTCCGGCGAGCTCGACCCCAAGCAGCTGACGGTGACGTTCATTGACGAGGAAGGACTTTACCCCTCCATGGTCGATGCAGCACATCGCTGGCGGCGTAACTTCCTGTCGGTCGGCGCAAAATTCTTATGGTTTTGCTTGCCGTTCAAGCAGGTATGCGTGATAGACCACCTTTCTGCGTCAGAATCGTGGATAACATGGGAGCCGGGCAAAGAAGATGTGTGGATGCGCACCCCGCCTGATTTTGCCATCAGGTACAGCCCATACCTGCACCACCCCGGAGAGATGAACTACCAGACGTTCTGCGAAAAGGCGTTCCGCGACGGCATTCAGCTGGTCGGCCTGCGCACGGCAGAAAGTCTGACCCGCTTTAAGTGCATCGCCAACACCAAGATGGAGCGTATCACAAAAGGCGGCAAGTTCTATCCCATCTACGATTGGGCTGATTCCGATGTTTGGCTGTACATCAAAGAGCGAAACCTTGAATTCCCTGAAATCTATATGCGTTTGTACGAAGCTGGTGTGCATAAAAATGCACTCCGGCTTTGCGCTTTCTTTGGAGATACCAGCACACAAGGCCTGCGGTGGGTTGCAGAAACCGACAACGACCTGTGGGAGCGTATCCAGCGGCGAGAGCCAAACGCCTACCTCGTTCTGCTTTATTGGGATTCCGAGATGTTCCGGCGCAGCACCCGCAAGCGGCGTGAGCTGGAAGCAGATACCGAACAGAAGGATTATAAAGCCCTCTGCAAAGACCTGCTGTTCCTCCACCCGGAGCGGTACACCATCGCCAAGGACACCTTATCCCACATCGACCACTGGCGAGGCCTGTTCATAAAGACCTACGGCATCGCTGAACAGAAGCACTACAAGACCATGTATGAGGGGCTGCTGTATGGAGATCCCAAGATGCGTATCCTGCGCATCCTCTGGACCACCATCTACAACGACCACAACGCCCGCATCAAGGAGGAGCAGAACCATGGAAAACATTGACGTATTCGCACCGCTGGCATCCCTCCAGTGGGTAGACCGCAACACCATCCACGCCAACGACTACAACCCCAACAAGGTCAGTGAGGAGAACCTGAAGCTGCTGGTGCAGTCCATCCTGACCAACGGCTGGACGCTGCCCATCGTGGTACGCCCGGACGGAACCATCATTGACGGCTTCCACCGCTGGACAGTATCAGGCCGTGAACCGCTGCTGTCTCTGCTGGGCGGCAAGGTGCCTGTCGTAGTCGTAGACCACCACGGTGACGAGAGTGCCGACGTATACGGCACCATCACCCACAACCGCGCCCGCGGCACACACCTGCTCGAACCTATGAAAGCCATCGTGAAGAAGCTCATGGACGAGGGCAAGACCGTGGACGAGATCGGCAAGCAGCTGGGCATGAAGCCCGAAGAGATCTTCCGTCTGTCCGGCTTCACCAAAGACGAGTTCCTGAACATGATGACCAAAGACCATCCGACATACTCCAAGGCCAAGGTCATCCGCAGCATCTGAGAGAGGAGCGTATCACAATGCCTGTCGTAGACATCTACGTTGATAAGCCTGCACCTGTGCAGGACATGGAGTTCACCTTCGTGTATGACCCTGCAATGGTTGAAGCTGCGCTCCACCCGCCCGACAGCGGGCAGGAGCAGCCGTTCAGTGCCGAAAAGGTACTGTGACGGGGGCACCCTACCATGAGCGGGCTCGACGACCCCGAAACCAAGCTAGTTAGTGAGGGAAAAATCAGTCATTTCGTTACGGTTTGTATAATGACTTCGCTGTGATTTTCCAAAGAGTTTTACAAAAAAGGAGGTGGTTTCTGAATGCCGACAAAAGAAAGAGTTGCTGACATGACTGTGACCACCACCCAACTGGCCGCCGTGCTGGGCATCACGAACCGCAGGGTGCAGCAGCTCACACAGGATGGGGTGCTCACCACCGTCAGTCGAGGAAAATTTGTCCTTGGTGACGCAGTGCAGGCCTACAATGCCAGCACTGCCCGTGGCGGGCTGACCAAAGAGGAAGCGGCAGAGGCCAAAAAGCTGGACCACATCAAGCAGAAAGCAGAAGCTACGCTCAAAGCCAGCAAAGCGAAAATCGCTCAAGCTGAGGCAAAAGAGCTGTCCGGGCAGATGCACCGCAGTGAGGATGTGGCCGCTATGACCTCTGAGCTTATCTACACCGTCCGGGGTGCGCTGATGGCGCTGCCCAGCCGTGTTGCCATCAATGCGGCTGCTCTGTCTGACCCGGCAGAGGTGGCAGAGTATATGCGTGGCGAGGTGAATCAGATAGCCGAGGAAATCGCCATGTTCCGTTACGACCCGGCAAAGTATGAGGCCCGTGTCCGTGAACGCAAGGCGTGGGCTGAAAAGCTGGCTGGTGACGACGATGAGTGAGAATGCAGCGGTTGACCGTCTGAATGCTCTGGTGTCAAAGCTGGTGGCAGCTATCCGGCCCCCGCCCAATATGTCCGTCAGCGAGTGGGCAGCACAAAACCGCGTCCTGTCCCCGGAAGCATCTGCTGAACAAGGCCGCTGGCGCAACAGCAGAACGCCCTATCTGGTGGAAATCATGGACGCATACTCTGACCCTCGCGTCCATCACATTGTTGTCGTTGCGTCCTCGCAGGTCGGCAAGAGCGAATTTGAAAACAATGTCATCGGCAGAACGATTGACGTTGACCCCGGATCTATCCTTTTTATCCACCCGGTTCAGACTGATGCCAAGGAGTACAGCAAGCTGCGTATCGCTCCCATGATACGAGACTGTCCTACCCTGCGGGCAAAGGTAGCAGAGAGCAAGAGCCGAGACAGCGGCAACACCATTCTGCAGAAGTCTTACCCCGGCGGCATCCTGACCATGTGCGGCTCCACCGAGGCGCACGCTTTGGCATCGAAACCCATCCGCTATGTGCTGGGCGATGAACGTGACCGCTGGGCTACGAGTGCCGGCACTGAGGGCGACCCGTGGGAACTGGCAATGGCCCGGCAGACCACGTTCTACAACGCAAAGGCGGTCGAGGTTTCCACCCCGACAATCAAAGGTCACAGCGCAATCGCCAAGGCCTACGTCAAAGGCACGATGGAACGCTGGGTGTCGCAGTGTCCACACTGCAAGGGATTCCACGAACTGCGCTGGGAAGATATTCGGTACGAGTATGACACCATCGAGGTTCACGGCGAAAAGACCTACAAGGTCAACGATGTGTGGTATCTCTGCCCGGAGTGCGGCTGCATTTCGGACGAAGTGACCATGAAACGTGCGCCTGCGCACTGGCAAGCAGAGAATCCGGCAGCCTACGAGAACGGCATCCGTTCTTTCTGGCTGAACAGCTTTGTTTCCCAGTGGGCTGCATGGAAAGAAACCGTGCTGAAATACCTGAACGCACTGGGCGATACGAAGAAGATGCAGGTCGTGTACAACACCCGGCTGGGCCTGTTGTGGGAAGACCGCGGCGATGTGCAGGACGAGGACACCATGCTGGGCCGCAGGGAGGAATACCCTGCGGAACTGCCGGACGGCGTGCTGGTTCTGACTGCTGGCGTTGACACACAGGATGACCGCATGGAGTACGAAATCGTGGGCTTCGGCCACTTCGGTGAAACGTGGGGCATCGAAAAAGGCATCATCATGGGCCGCCCGGACAGTGACGAGGTCTGGCAGCAGCTTGATGAACTGGTATTCGACCGTCGCCTGAAATTCGCCGATGGCGTGGAACTGCCCGTGTCCATAAAGTTCGTGGACGAGGGCGGCCACTTCACGCAGGATGTTCGCCTCCGCTGCCATGAGCGCATCGGCAAAAAGGTGTTCTGCATCAAAGGCTTTCCCGGCTCGGACAGGCCGTTCACGGCTCCGCCCAAGCAGCAGAAAATCACGATACAGAACCGCTACGTCGGTATGTGCTGGCAATACCAGCTGGGCGTTGATTCCGGCAAGCAAATCATCATGGATGATTTGAAAGTGCAGGAGCCGGGCGCCCGGTATTGCCATTTCCCACGCCGGGATGACTACGGGCTGGGCTATTTCAACGGCCTGTTGTCCGAACATCTGGTGTACAAAGAGAACCACCGCAATCCGTGGCAATGGGAGAAAATCTCCGGCCACGAGCGAAACGAGGCACTTGACTGCCGGAACTACGCTTTGGCAGCCTACAAGGTGCTGCCGAAAGACCTCGATGCCATCGACCGTGCCCTGAAAAGGCTGCGTGGAAAGGCGGTCGATGCCCCGGCAGCAGTAAACATTCAACAACCACAGCCCTCCCACAGAAAAAAGAGGGAGAGCCTATTGGACGACTGGTGAGGTGTGAGATATGAATACCACGACCATCAAAAAGCGGCTGGAATTCCACACGCAGCGGCTTGACAACCTGTATACGGCATACAACAAGCTGCTGTCTGGCGGCGTGAAAAGCTACCGTCTGGATGACCGTGAGCTCACCCGGCTCGACCTCGGCAAGCTTAGCGATGAAATCAAAGAGGCCGAGCAGAAAGTCGATGAACTGGAATCGTTGCTGAACGGCCAGAACGCGCGAAAAGCGTTCGGGATCATTCCGCGAGACTGGTAACAATTTTGGGTAACGGCCCATCCGGGTCTTTGCCGCGGGCTGGCTGCTTTTCACTCCTTTCCCCAGCCAGTCCGCTTAGTTTGAAAGTTATGGAGGCGATATTTTGAAATACCGTGCAACGGCTGCGCCGCAGGCCAGCGGATACAGCGAGGCTGGTGCAAGCCATAAGCGGCGTGCGCTGCGGGCATTTTTCCCGAACAGCAATTCGCCATCCAGCGATATACACGACAACGCCGACACCCTGCGGCAGCGCAGCCGGATGCTCTACATGAGCGCACCTGTCGCCACAAGTGCCATCAACACGAACCGCACAAAGGTGGTCGGCACTGGCCTGACCCTGAAATCCACCATCGACCGGGACGTTCTGGGTCTTACCCCGGAGGCGGCCAAGGAATGGCAGACCAAGGCTGAGGCCGAGTTCCGGCTCTGGGCCGAGAACCGCCGCAACTGCGATGCTATGGGGATGAACAACTTCTACGGATTGCAGCAGCTGGCCCTGAAAAGCTGGCTTATGAGCGGCGATGTTTTCGCCGTTGTGAAAATCCGGGACGTTGATAAGCTGCACCCCTACGCCCTGCGGCTGCATCTGGTGGAGGCCGACCGGGTGTCTACACCGAACCGATACGGCAGCGCGATTGACATTTTGGGATACACCGTAGGCAAGAACCCCGACAACGGGAACAAGATTCTCGACGGTGTAGAGGTGGACAGCAGCGGTGCCGTTGTGGCGTACCACATCCGAAATACCTATCCGCACGAGTGGCTCAACAGCGAGGAAACCGTATGGCAGCGTGTGGAGGTCGTTGGCAAAAAGACCGGACTGCCCCAAGTGCTGCACATCATGGAATCGGAACGGCCGGACCAGTACCGCGGCGTTCCCCTTGTTGCGCCTATCATAGAACCGCTGCTCCAGCTGCGCAGATACACCGAATCCGAACTGCTGGCGGCACTTGTCCAGTCGTACTTCACGGCGTGGATTGTGTCGGATGCACCCAAGGACGCAATTCCGTTCAACGAAACTGGCAGCGGAGATCTGGGCGGCGTTCCTGTTGAGAACCCGCAGATGGACAATGCCAGCCACAGCACGAACGAGTACGAAATGGGCCCCGGTCAGGTGGAACATTTGGCCAAGGGCGAAGACATCAAGTTCGGAAACCCAAACATTCCGACCGCCGGATTTGAGCAGTTTGTCAAAACGCTGTGCAAGCTGATGGGCGGCGCAATCGAGATGCCTTACGAGCTGTTGCTCAAAGAGTTCAACGCCAGCTATTCCGCCTCCCGTGCTGCCCTGCTGGAAGCGTGGGAGGGTTTCAAGATGCGGCGCACGTGGCTGGTGGATAGTTTCTGCCAGCCGGCATACGAGATTTGGCTGTCCGAGGCCGTAGCCCGTGGGCGAGTAATCGCTCCGGGCTTTTTTGATGACCCGCTGCTCCGTGCTGCATGGTGCGGTGCCCGCTGGATTGGCCCTGTGCAGGGCAGTCTTGACCCCGCCAAGGAAGTCAATGCAGCCATTCTCCAGACGCACCACGCCTTTAAGACCCACGAACAGGTCACCCTTGAGATGGGCGGCGGCGACTGGACCGAAAACGCCGAACAGCTGGCTCGTGAAAATGAGCTGCTGAAAGCAGCTGGCAGTGAGGGCGCAATCGAAACCACCGCCAGCATTACGACACAGGGAGGTAAGCAAAATGCCCAAACCGAATAACGCACCGCAGGTGAACATCCAGCGGCCTTGTTACGCAATGGCCAGCACTGACGGCCAGACCGCCGACATTACCATGTACGGCGAAATCGTGGAAACGCAGCCCATCGACTGGTGGACTGACGAGCCGATTCCGGGACAGTACATCATCGAGAGCGAGTTCCTGTCGGACTTGCAGCAGGTCGAAAACTGCCCGCAGATCATCATCCGCATGGACAGTCTGGGCGGCGATGCGGGCGTTTCCATCCTGATTCACAACAGGCTGCGCGAACTGGCCGCCAAGGGCACGAAGCTGACCTGCATTGTGGACGGCGTGGCCATGTCTGGCGGCAGTCTTATCATGTGCGCCTGCGATACGGTAAAGGTGAATCCTTCCAGCCTTGTGATGATTCACAAGTGCTGGACTCCCATTCGAGGCGCGCTCAATGCTGACGAACTTCGCAAGGCTGCGGAAGCCAATGATGCATGGGATAAGAGCCAAGTCGCCATCTACAAGCGGAAGACTGGCCTGTCTGAAACCGTGCTGCTGCACATGATGGGCGACACCACCTATATGACGGGCAAGGAGGCCATCGAAAAAGGCTTTGCCAATGAACTGCTGGACGATGCCGAGCCCGTGGCAATTTCCGCAAGCGCAGACCGCCAGACCATCTACGCAAAGGGTCACGCCCTGCGCCTGATGCCCGGCGTAAAGCTGCCCGACAACATCCCTATGGCTAAAGCGGCTACACCTGCTGCCGCTGCTGCAAATACACCGGCGGCACCCGCCGCCCAGTCCAACGAAGGAGGACAATCCACTATGGCAAACAATGCAAATCCCACCACTGCAACCCCCGCAGCGGAAAACCCGCAGGCCGCAGTTGACGCAGCCGTGAGCGCGGAGCGCAACCGTCTGGCCGAAATCGATTCGGTGGCAAGCCTGTTTGACCCCGCTCTGGTACAGGAGGCTAAGTACGGCGAGACCGCTTGCGATGCTCGTGAACTGGCATTCCGCGCCGCCAAGGCTGCTGCTGCACAGGGTCACGAGTTCCTGAAGAATCTGGAAGCGGACAACGCCGCATCTGGTGCACAGAGTGTGGAAGCTGTTCCGGGCGCGTCTGCATCTGGCAGCCCGGAATCTCTGCCCGATGCAAAGGGCAATGTGCCCAAGACGCAGGCCGAGCGCATGGCTGCTGCCGAAGCAGCCGTCTCCGAACTGCTCGACGATAACAAAAAGTAAGGAGGAATACTACTATGAGCGAACTGAGCAAATCTCTCGGCAACATGGAGTATGACGGCCTGATTGCCGACATCAACCCCAAGCTGGTTGTCAGCGGCGGTACTCTCCGCAAGCTGGGTGCTGCTGGCACTATTAAGCGTGGCACTATTCTGGCAAAATCCGGTGGTACCGCAGGCGATAACAAACTGGTAGCTCTGGGCACCGCTGCAAGCGGTGATACGGAAACCCTGACCGCATACGCCATCCTGTGTGATGATGTTGATGTCGGCACCACCGATGATGTGACTGTTCCCGTCTATCTGGCCGGCTGCTTCAACCTGAACAAGTGCATCACTATCAATGACCATACCATCACCGAGGCCGAGAAGGATGCCCTGCGTAACGGCGGCATTTTCTTCAAGGCTGCTGCACCTGCACTGTAAGAGGAGGAACTACAATGCCTGCTGAACTGAATTTCTTTGACACCTATACCCTGATGGCCGTGCAGAAGCGCATTGTGCCCAAGCAGACTTTTTTCCGTGACCGCTACTTTCCCACGGAGGAGGGCGACATCTTCAGCTCCAACAAGGTGCTGACCGAGTACATGGACGGCGACCGCAAGATGGCAGCCTTTGTGTCGCCTCGTGTCGGCGCAATCCCGATGGAGCGCATGGGCTACGAGATCCACGAGTTTGAGCCTGCGTCCATCGGTGTGAGCCGTCCTCTGACCTCTGATGACCTGACGAAGCGTGGCTTCGGCGAGGCCATCTATGCCAACAGCACCCCTGCCCAGCGTGCCGCAAAACTGGTCCAGAACGATCTGGCTGACATGGATGGCCGTATCATCCGCACCGAGGAGTGGATGTGCGCACAGACCATGCTGGACAACGGATGCGTCATGCAGGAGATGCTCGACAACGTGACCAAGGGCGAGGCAAAGGTCGTGAATTTCTACAATCCCGGCCACGAGAACGACCACATCTACACTGCCGCCCACAAGTGGAACGAGGAAGGTGGCAATTTCTTTGGCGACGTTCCGGCTATGTGCCGGCTGCTGTCCAAGCGTGGTCTGCGCGCTGCCGACCTGCTGCTGGGTGCTGATGTTTATGACGCAGTGATGAATCTCGAAAAGGTTCAGCGTCTGCTGGATAAGAATTCCGGCATCATCATCGGCCAGATTGAGCAGCAGCTGAGCGCATACGACGGTGTTGTCTACGGTGGCACCCTCAACTTCCGCGGCTACAAGTTGAATCTGATTTCTGTTGATGAAACCTATGTGGATTCCACCGACAAGGAGCAGAGTTACTTCCCCAAGACCGATGCCGTGATTACGGCTCCCGGCTGCGGCCATCTGATGTATGGTGCTATCACTCAGATCAACTACGGCGACACCATCCAGTCCACCATTTCTGGCCGCCGTGTTCCGAAGTTCAGCATCGATCAGGAAAACGACACTCGCAAGACCGCCCTGAAGTCTCGTCCTCTGGCTGCACCCAAGAACTACATTCCGTGGATTCGCGCCAAGAACATGGTCGGCTAAGTCCGACCTGAAAGGAGTACACCGATGATTGTTGAAATTCTTTGCGGTGGCTACGGCTGCCCCACCAAGACTGGCGTTCACACTGTTGCGCATGGCGAGCGGTGCGAGGTCAGCGATGCCGAAGCGGCCCGCCTTATCGGGCTGGGTGTGGCGAAATGCGCGTTTTCTGCGCCCACTGCCCCGGAAACCGCCCCTGCGGACGTTCCGGCAACTGCGAAAGGTAACGACACCCCCGCAGCCGAAGCCTCGCAGAACGGCTCTGAGGCGGCACACCTCGACCCCGACCAGTTGCACGACATGACTATTGCCAATCTGAAAAATCTGGCCGCGGATATGGGCATCGACACCAAGCAGCTCAAGACCAAGGACGCACTCATTCAGTCTATCTGCGCCGAGGACGTTGTGCCCGGTGACGAGTGCGTCGATGGTCCTGAACTGGCGGCAGCGATGCCTACGGCATGAGCGCCTTTAAGGACGCTGTGCAGGAAGACCTGAACAGCGTCTTTCTGAATCTGGATGAGTTCGCCGAAACGCACACGGTCTACTATGATGGAGAGGAATACCCTGACGTTCCTCTGGTTCTGACAGGCCTTTCTGAAAAGGAGCGTCGCCAGACCATCAGCGACCATGCGCAGGGTCTGTACCGGGTCAACCGGGTGCTGCACTGCGATATTGCAGCCCTCGGCGGAAAGCAGCCGGAGAAGGATTGCAAGCTGGGCATTGACGAGGATGGATTCGTCCGAAACTACTATGTGGCATCCTCTGTCTGCGAGATGGGGATGCTGCGGGTGGAACTGGAGGCGATTGACGAATGAGTGATGTGACAACGGACACCATGATGCACAGCGTAGCTGCTGGCATCGCCGTTGACATTGCAGAGGAAGGATTTGACCGGGTGTCTGCCCTCCTCGCCGGGATTCCCGGAGGTGCCAATCGTGCTGTAGGATCTGCGCTGGCTCGCGCCGCTGCCGCCGGAAAAACGGTGGCGAAGCGGGCAGTCACGCAGGAGTATGCCATCAGCAGCAGCGAATTTTCCAACCGCACAAAGAATATCAACAACATCCAGCGGGGCAGCAATGGTGAGGTTTCCATCAACTTCGGCTACCGTGGCAGCGTTATCCCCCTTAGAGTTTTCGACACCAAGGTGGACCGCAGCGGCCGCGTGGTAACTCGCGTGAAGAAATCCGGCGCAAGACAGGCACTGGACCACGCTTTTGAGGCGAAGATGGGCTCTCACTATGGCATCTATGAGAGGCAGGGAGAAAAACGGTTCCCGGTCAAGGAATTGTTTGGTCCTGCCACCCCGCAGATGATGTACTCCAACGAGAATGTCATGGACTCTATCGAGGCGAAAATGGCCTCTACCTACGAGGAACGCATTGAGCACGAGATTACACGAGTTTTGAATGGATGGGGTGTGTGATATGACCAGTGTGGTTTTGCTTGAACAGCTGAAAGCATTCACCGAGAAAATCATGTCCGACATGATTCTTCCGGTGGCTATGCAGCAGGGCGATACCGAACAGGCCTACCGCGCCCCGGAAGTCTATCTGATGCGGCTGCCCGACAGCCGTTCTGCAAAGAAGAAAGCCCCGTACATCATCCATCGGGTCATCCCGCTGGCAACGGAGCAGCAGCCCGGCAGCGAGGAGCGAACGGTGGTTTCTGTGCGCTCTATCTTTTGCTGCTACAACCCGGATGAACAGGAGGGCGACCTTGCTCTCTTGAACATGATGGAGCGGTTTCGTGTGGAATTGCTCAAAGTCCGCAAGGTAGGCGGCACTGGCACCGATGGAAGGCATCGGTATCAGTTTACTCTCGACATTTCTCCCGACCACAAGTTGGAAAGCATTCCTTATGACGAGGAATCGAAGCCCTACTATGCCGGAGAAATGATCACCTACTGGAAGCTGCCGACCGTGCAGCAAACGGAGGACATTGAATTATGGCGGTGAAAAAGACCGCGGCGGAACAGAACGCCGAAAACACCGTGAGCGCCGAGCCTGCACAGAGCAAGCCCGGCGTTTCTATTTACGTCGGCCCGTCCATTCTGGGCTACATCCAGAAAAACACGATTTACCCCTGCGCTGCTGCGGAGGCTGTAGAGCGTGATGATGTGAAGATTGCCACCGAGAAATATCCCGGTGTGGCAGACTTCATCATCAATGTGGACGAGCTGCATACCACGCCTGAAAAGGCAAAAGCACGCGGCGAGGCCGTCCTTGCATTTGCACGGATGCTCGCCAAATCCAAGTAAGGAGGAATACATACTATGGCAGATCATGGTATCAATGTCAGCCGCGCCGATACCGCCGTGGCGACACCGAACACCGCAACCTGCGGCATCCCCTTTGTCATTGGCACCGCACCGCTGTCTAAGGCGACCGGTACTGCTGCGACCGCTGGCCTCCCGGTGCTCTGCACCAGCTATGATGAGGCAAAGGAACAGCTGGGTTATGACGACGACTGGGCCAAGTACACCGTCTGTGAGGTGATGTACTACCACTTCAAGCTGTGCGCCTGCCAGCCGGTCATTTTCCTGCCCGTTGGCGAGACCGCCGAGGCTTCCGATGTGTCCGCCGCTGTTGAGCAGATTGAGCTGTGCTTGACCATGTTCGGCATTGTGCCCGACCTGATTATGGCTCCCGGCTTCTCCCAGGATGCCACCGTTGCAGCTGTTATGGACGCAAAGGCTGGCTCCATCAACGGCATGTTTACCGGCAAGGCTCTGGTGGACATTTCCGCAAAGACCTATACCGCTGCGGTTCAGGCGAAAAACAGTGGCACCTATACCGAAAAGACCATCCTGTGCTGGCCCAACGGCACCCTCGGTGATCTGCGTTTCCACGGCTCCACCGTCGAGGCGGGCTGCCTTGCAGAAACCGATACCGGCAACGAGGGCATTCCCTATGAAAGCCCCTCCAACAAGACCGTTCACATCGACGGCCTGTGCGACGACGATGGCAACACCATCAACCTGACCTATAATCAGGCCCTTGTTGTTGATGCTGCAGGCATCTGCACCTTCCTGAACTTCATGGGCGGCTGGACCGCTTGGGGCAACCATACTGCGTGCTACCCCAAGTCCACGGATGTGAAGGACTACTTCATCCCGCTCAGCCGTATGTTCGACTACGTCTCCAACACCCTCATCAAGACGTTCTGGAGCAAGCTCGACAAGCCGATGAACCGTCGTCTCATCGACACTATTCTGGATAGCGCCAACATCTGGCTGAACGGTCTGGTGGGCGCAGGCTATCTGCTGGGTGCCCGTGTGGAAATGCTGGAAAACGAGAACCCGCTGACCAGCCTGATGGCGGGCAAAATCAAGCTGCACGTCTACATGACCCCGCCCTCTCCGGCGCAGGAGATTGATTTTGTGCTGGAATATGACGCTGACTATGTGACCAGCGCACTCCAGTCCTAAAAAGGAGGCACTACAATGGCAATCGATCAGAGCGTTATCAACTTCGCGGTCTATGAGGACAGCGTGGAGTATCTGGGTATGTCGAAAGTTACCCTGCCTGATGTTACCTTTCTGACGCAGAGCATTTCGGGCGCTGGTGTCGGTGGTAACGTCGAAGCGGTCATTCTGGGCCATTTGGAGGCTATGACCCTTGGTCTGGAATTCCGCACCACCACGCCGCAGTCCGTCCAGCTGTCGGAGCTGCGCCGCCACAGCATTGACCTGCGTGTGGCAAACCAGTATGAGGATCCTGTTGCGGGCACGGTCGAGGCACGGAAGGAAAAGCATATTTTCGTGGTCGTGCCCAAATCGACCAAGGGCGGCACCATTGCCCCCGCAACGCCCACCTCTGGCTCCGGTGAATACGCTGTCCGCTACTGGGCAACGTACATCAACGGTAAGAAGGTGCGTGAACTGGACCCCCTCAACTTCATCTGCTACATCAACGGTGTGGATTATCTGGCCGGTGTCCGTGCGGCCCTGGGCAAGTAATCCGCATATACCGTTTCGCCGGAGCTGCATTTTGCAGTCCCGTCCTATTTTTTGAGCGTGAAAGGAGCTATCCAGCATGAACGCCGTCATTGACCCGAAAGAATTTGATGCAGCTCAGGCTGCCGCTGCAAAGGCTGCTGCCGCTGCTGACCCGTATACCTACACTCACAAGCTCCAGAAGCCCCTTGACTATGAGGGCAAGCACTACGAATCCCTCACGTTCAACTGGGGCAAGCTGACCGGCAATGACTCCATCGCCATCGAGGCAGAGCTTACGGCTCTGAATCAGCCGGTTATCATCCCCTCGATGAGTGCGGGCTACCTTATCCGCATGGCCTGCCGGGCGTGTACCGAGCCTATCGGTGTTGATGTCATTGGTGCTATGAGCATCCGGGACTACAACACCATCCGCACCAAAGCGAGAAATTTTTTGCTGAGGTCGGACTTGTAACCGGTGATGGCGGCGTGTGGCTGCGGCGACAGGTGCTTGCAATGGCACAGGTCAACTGTACGCCTGCGCCCTACTGGCTGGAAATGCCCCTGTATCAGTTCCGGCAATGGATCCGCAGCAGCAATGACCTCATTGCCGAGCGCCAGAGAGCGAGAAAGGACGGTAAGTAGTGGCTCGTAAAGAGTGGGAGCTGCTGTTCAACCTGTCCGCCAAACAGAACAGCAGCTTTTCCAGTACATTCAAGGCTGCTCAGTCTGCCCTTGTGGAAACGCAGGGAAAGATTCAGCAGTTGAACAAAGTACAATCCGACATTTCGGCGTACCAGAAGCAGCAACAGGCCGTTGACGCAACCCGTCAGCGGCTTTCTGTTTTGCAGCAGCAGTACGACAACATCCAGAAAGAGATTCAGGAGACCGAGGGTTATTCCTCTGCGTTGGAAAACAAGCTGCTTTCCAAACAGGCGCAGATCGACAAGACCACGGCCTCCCTGAACACTTATGAGCAGCGTTTGGCTGCCACCGGGAACGCTCTGCACGAAGCTGGCGTGGATACCACGCAGCTGACGGCGGAAAGCGTCCGGCTGGAAACTGAGGTCGATAAGCTCAAGGATAAGCAGGTTGACCTCAAGAAAACGATGGACGAGGCCGGTGAGGGCGCAAAGGGATTCGGTGAAAAATCGGTCGAGGCGCTTGAGACGGTCGAGGCCACGCTGGCCACGGTCGGCATTTCAAAGGCCCTCGGAGAAATCCGGGATGCCTACATGGACTGCGTCAACACCGCAGGTGATTTTGAAGCATCCATGAGCAATGTCGAGGCCCTCTCTGGTGCTACCGGTGAGGAGCTGACGGCTCTGTCCGACAAGGCCAAGGAGATGGGCGCGACCACCAAATTCACCGCTGGTGAATCGGCTGATGCCCTGTCCTACATGGCTTTGGCAGGCTGGGACACCCAGTCTATGCTGGACGGCATCAGCCCAGTGCTGAATCTGGCTGCTGCTGCCAACATGGATCTGGCGCAGGCATCCGATATTGTCACCGACTACCTGACGGCCTTTGGCCTGAAGGCCTCCGACACCACGCACTTTGTGGACGTAATGGCCTACGCCATGGCCAACTCCAACACGAATGTCATCCAGTTGGGTGAGGCTTACAAGGCGTGTGCAGCTACCGCTACATCCCTCGGCTACTCGGTCGAGGAAACCACCGCTGTGCTGGCTACCATGGCCAACGCCGGTGTCAAGGGCGGCGAGGCTGGCACGGCCCTGAACGCCATCTTCACCCGCCTTGCAACCAACACGAAAGAGTGCGGGGACACCCTTGCAGAATACGGTGTGCAGATTTATGATGCGCACGGCAATATGCAGAGCCTGTCCAGCATCCTCACAGGCATGGCCGGTATCTGGGACACCCTGACCGACCAAGAGCAAGCCAACCTTGCAAAGGTCATTGCCGGCACGAACCAGTATTCCAAACTGCAAACCATCATGGCCGGGTGCAGCGAGGCCGCAGCCGAGGGCGGGCAGTCTTTTGCGGACTACACCGCAGCTCTGAACGACTGCGCCGGATCTGCCGATAAAATGGCAGGCACCATGCTCGACAACATGAACGGCAGACTGACGCTGATGCAGTCCGCAGCAGACGGCCTGAAAATCGCCATCGGTGAGGATTTGACTCCGGTGATGTCGGATTTGTACGATGTCGGCGCGGAAGTCCTGGGCTGGATGCAGGGATTTGTAGAGGAAAATCCCGGTGTGGTCAAGGGAATTGCGGCAGGAACCGTCACGTTGGGCGGCCTGGTCGGCACGCTGACTGCGGTTTCAGCTGGCATAAAACTAGCTCATGCGGCGGCAACTCTGTTCACTGGCTCTCTGGCGGGACTTGCTGGCCCGCTGACGCTTGCATCTGTGGCGATTGCAGGAACGGTTACGCTCGTCACGGCACTGGCAACATCTGCCGATGCGACGGTGCCCTCTGTAAAGGAGCTGACCAGCGCCGCTCGTGACATGGGCGACAGCATGGAAGAAGCGAGCGCAAGCTACGATTCCACCCTGTCCAACATGGCAGCGACCGCCAGCGTTGCGGACCAGTACATCAGCAAGTTGGAGGCCATCGAGGCCGCCACAAATGGGAACACGGACGGAAATGCCGAATACCACGACACGCTGGCCCGGCTGTCTGTTCTGGTGCCCAGTCTTGCAGATGATATTGACCTTGAGACCAATTCCATCAAGGGCGGCACCGCAGCGCTGCGCCAGCACACGGATGCCTATGTGGCGGATGCCAAGGCACAGGCCCGGCAGGAATACCTGAACACCCTTTATGACCAGTACAACAATGTGCTGGTTGAGAGTGCTGAGAACGAAACCAAGCTGGCGACCGCGCAGGCAAAGGTGGAAAAATCCAATGCCGGCATGTCTGCTGCCTACGATAAGCTGCTGACCACCCTCGGCCTGACGGATGAGCAGTTCAAGCTCACCTACGGCACGGTGGAAGATCTGCCGTGGCGCACCATGAGCGAGGATGTGCAGCAACTGCGCACTGAGTATATGGGGTACTCGGATGACCTTGTCACTGCCCGGCGGGAGGTCGAGAACTACACCGCCGCCGTAGAACAGGATCAGGAGGCTATCAATGCCGCCGAGGCCGAGTATCAGGAGGCCAGCGCCGCAGTCGATGCCCTGAATGCTTCGCAGCAGTCCGCCGCCGACAGCGCAGACGATGTTGCAGCGCAGCAGCAGAATGTGGCGAATGCCATCTCTGATGCAGAGCTTCGGATTCAGGACATCATTGCAGCCTACAAGGATGCCTATGATGAAGCCTACGGCAGCATCAGCGGCCAGTATGCGTTGTGGGATTCTGCGGAAAAGGTCGTTTCGACCTCCGCTGCATCCATCAACAATGCACTGCAAAGCCAGATCACCTACTGGGACAACTACAACCAGAACCTCGAAAAGCTGAACGAACGGGCGGCTGACATCGACGGTCTGAGTGAAATTATCGCCAGTTTTGCGGATGGCAGCAAGGAATCCGTCAATGCGATTGCCGGTATGGCCTCGGCCTCGGATGCTGATCTCGCCAAAATGGTTGAGAACTATGCTGCACTGAAAGAAGCGCAGGATACCACCAGCGAATCTATCGCCGACCTCAAGACCGGCATGAGCAATTCTATGGACGAAATCGCCAAGACCGTAGCCGATACCGTATCGGAAATGGACATGAGCGACGAGGCCACGAAAAGCGCCAAGGAGACGATTCAGGGCTTCATCGATGGCGCATCCAGCATGATGCCCCGTGTGCAGGAAGCCTATGCCAAAATCGCCTCGGCGGCCTCTACTGCGCTGGCAGGCTCCAACGAGCGCTACAATGTCAACCACGGAATCCCCGGATATGCTGTTGGTACGGAAGATGCGGCTCCCGGCTTTGCCCTCGTTGGTGAGCATGGCCCGGAGCTGGTCTACTTCAACGGCGGGGAATCTGTTCTGACGGCCTCGGAAACCAGACGGGAGATGGAGAGCGCAAGCGTTACCCCCATGAGCGCTGAGCTGCCAGAGAGCAACGGCTCCTCCTCAGCACGCAGCACGGTTCCTATATCGCTCTCGCCGGTTTACCATATCTCAGGTATATCTGATACTGCCGAGCTGCAAAACGTCCTGAATGCCCAGAATGACAGCCTGAGAGAACTTGTCCTCGAAATCGTGAAAGATGCAGAGGACGATGATTTCAGAGGGAGGTATGCATGAGTAAAACCTATACGACTGTGCAAGGCGACCGCTGGGACAGCGTGGCCTATAAGCAGCTCGGCAGTTGCGCCTATGCTCCCAACCTGATGGCTGCTAATCCGCAGCACTTGGGCTATTTTGTGTTCCCGGCCGGAATCGTTCTGACGCTCCCGGATACCGAGACACAAACCAGCTCTACCTTGCCCCCGTGGAAGAAGGTGGTCACATGAGCGACGAAAATACCGCCCGCCATGCCGAGTGTACTGTGGAGTTTGACGGCGTGGACATCACCAGCAGCATCAAGCCCTACCTGCTGTCGCTGACATTTACCGATAATGAGGAAGATGCCAGTGACGACCTGCAGATCAAACTCCAAGACCGGGAGGGCGTTTGGATGACCGACTGGCTCCAGAAGATGCTGGACGGCGATGTGTCGGCCGCATCTTCTGATGGCTACAAGGTTGGTGACGTGGTGCAGTTCCTTGGCGGTCCACACTACAAGGCATCTACCGACAAAAAGGCAAACGGAACACCAAAGGCTGGCCCGGCCAAGATCACCATCATCAAGCAGGGCGCGCTGCACCCGTACCATGTTATTCACACGGACGGAACGTCCCGGGTCTATGGCTGGGTCGATGCCAGCAAGATCTCCGGTAAATCTGGCGGCAGTTCTTCCGGCAGCAGTGAAGGTGGCCTGAAAATCCGGGCTACCATCACGGCCTGTAACTGGCACTCTGACGGAAAGGATGAGGCGCTGGACTGCGGGGAGTTTGAGCTGGATAGCATAAACGCATCCGGCCCGCCCGACATTATCACCATAAAGGCCACGGGGCTGCCCTATACCAGCCAGATCCGGCAGACCAAGCAGAGCAAGGGCTGGGAAAAGTACAAGTTATCCGGCATCGCCAATGAAATGGCGAAGAAGAACGGTATGAAGTCCCAGTTCCTTGCGAAAAAGGATCCTGAGTATAAGCGTGTGGAGCAGTACCGCTGCTCTGACATCGACTTCCTGTCGCAGTTGTGCCATGATGCCGGCTTGTCGCTGAAATGCACAGACGGCAAACTCGTTATCTTCGACCAGAAAGAATACGAGGGAAAAGATTCTGCATGGACTGTCACCAAAGACGACAAAAGCTATATCAAGTGGAGCCACACGCTCGGCCAGGCCGGAACGCAGTATGCGTCCTGCCGGGTGTCCTATGTTGGGCCGAACGGCAAGCCCATTGAGGGTATCGCCTACGTCAAGGACTACGATGCCAAGAGCAAAACCAACCAGCAGCTGGAAGTTTATGCCCCGGTCACGAGCAAGACCGAGGCCAAAGAACTGGCTGCCAAAAAGCTCCGGTTGCACAACAAGTTTGAGCGTCAGGTTGGCTTTACCTACCACGGCGACCCGGGCAAGGTTGCAGGCCTGACGTTTGAAACCAAGAGCTTCGGGCCGTGGGATGGAAAGTACATCGTGAAGCAGGCCAAGCATACCGTGACCGGCTCTGGCGGGTACACCACGCAGGTTTCCGGCCGTCATGTTTTAGGAGGGTACTGATGAACACCGCTGTTGACGTTCGCCTCGGTAAAGTCACCGATGTGAACAAAGAAAAGCGCCTTGTCCGCTGCAAATTTGAGGACACCGGCATCACGTCCGGCTGGCTCCCGGTGATGCAGCACTACAAAGCCATTGTCTATACGGAGTCAGCCGGCGAACACAATCACCAGTATATCCACCCCAGCCCCTACAACCTTGAGATCAAAACGACCATGGATGGCTCACGCCAGATTTGGGATGAGGAAGAAAAGGTCATCGGGGCGGACAACTCCACAAACCATCAGCACAAGTCCCATGTGGTGTGGTGGCTGCCGGCCATTGATGATACGGTGGTCTGCTTGTACCTCCCGTGCTTCAATGCTGATGGCTTCGTGCTGGGAGGGATTTATCCGTGATTGTCGGTTGCCTCGGAGACATCAGTTTTGCCGTGTTCGATAGCCATGTCGAGACCATCAAGAACATGGTGCAAAATGTATCTGCCAGATATACTACTCACCAGCGCGCCGGAGGCCCGGCCCTGACCGAGTTTACAGGCACCGATGCTCAAACAATTACGTTTGACATTGAACTGGCCGCATACCTCGGCGTGAATCCAACCAAAGAGCGGGAACGACTGCAAGAATGCGTCCTCAATGGGACAACGCTGCCGTTCGTTCTCGGCAATGTGGTCTATGGCAGCTATCGGTGGGTTATCAAATCTGTAAAATTCAAGACCCTGCACACAGACGCTTTCGGTACACCGACATGGATTACCGCAAGCGTTTCTTTGTTGGAATATCAGAGAGAATGAGGTGATTTTTGTGAGCAACTACTTGGTATCGGCAAACGACCTGACCACCATTTCCCTTGGGGAGCAGGATACCGTGACCAGCGTTCTGCAGAACATCGCCGTCATCCTGTCTACACCGAAAGGCACAGTGCCTTGCTACCGGGAATTTGGCATTGATATTGCGAACATTCTCGACCGGCCGGAAAATGTGGCGCAGCCTATGCTCTGCGCTGCCATCAAGGAGGCCATCGAGCGGTTTGAACCTCGTGCCACCTACATGGGGACTACTTTCAAGGAAGCCCCGGACACTCCCGGGCGGATGCTGCCCGTCGTGGAGGTGAGCATCAGTGCGTAAAACCTACGAGTTCGTGTCTACGGACATGGATGAGCTGGACAGGCTGCTTGTCGCAGGATATGAGCAGTTCTTTGGCAAAACTGTGATGCCCGGTAGCCCGGAACGGCTTTTCATTTCGTGGGTCGAAGATGCCATCATGTACGAGCGTGCCCAGAATAACTGGACAGGCTGCCAAAACTTGCCCAGCAGCGCAGAGGGCGAGTATCTGGATGGCCTGGCCGAGCTGTTCTATTTGCAGGAGCGCCCAAAGCCTACGGCGGCGACCTGCACCATGCGCTTTTACATCAGCGAGCCCCGCCAGACGGCGGTGCTGATTCCGGCCGGCACCCGTGTCACAGACGACAATGCAGCCCTGTACTGGGAAACCTCCGCAGACGAGTACGTTCCCATCGGCGCAACATACACGGATGTTCAGGTGACCTGCCAGACCGTGGGCACGGCTGGCAATGATTATGCTGTGGGGGACATCCACACCGCTGTTGACATCTACGACTACTACTCCGGCTGCTCCAATATCACGGTCAGCGCAAACGGTTCTGATGCCCCGGACGACGAGGAATTTTATGAGCTGATGCGTGACAGTCAGAGTGCATGGTCTGATGCTGGCCCAATCGGTGCCTACAAATACTTTGCAAAGAGGGTTTCCACGGAAATCGCAGATGTCGTTGCAAATTCGCCCAGCCCTGGCACGGTTTGCCTGTATGCCGTCATGAACGATGGCAGCGTGGCTGGCGAAGAAACCAAGCGTGCCATGGTTGCGGCCTGCTCACCGGATGAAATCCGGCCGCTGACGGACTATGTGATCTCCGGCGACCCGGAAGAAGTGCCCTATGATATCGACCTGACCTATTACCTGACCCGTGACGGAAGCATTTCCGCAAGTGAAGCTCAGTCCGGCGTGAATGAGGCTGTGCAGCGGTACATCCGCTGGCAGTCCGGCAAGATGGGCAGGGACATCAACCCTGACAGGCTGCGGTATCTGCTTCTTTCGGCCGGCATCAAACGTGTAGACCTCAAACAGCCCGCCTTTACTCCGCTGGAAGACGGTGCGCCATCCCTTGACCGCAACGACAAGGTTCCGCAAGTGGCAAAGTTGGGCACGGTGACGATAAAGAGCGGAGGGTATGAGGATGAGTAACCACGGCCTGACTGCTGACAACATGATGCAGCAGTTTCCGATTGCGCTCCAAAAAGACCCTAAGACGGTGGCTCTGGGACAGGCCATAGCCAAGGTGATGGAATCCCGGCAGGATGAAATCGACTCCCTGCGGATTTATACCCGCATCGACGAACTGCCCGAATGGCTGCTTGACATTCTGGCTCGTGACTTCGCCGTGGACTGGTACGATAGATCCTACACCCTTGAGGAAAAAAGAAAAACCATCAAGGACAGCTTCTATGTTCACCGGCACCGTGGCACAAAAGCGGCTGTTGAAAGAGCCATTTCTGCGATTTATCCCAATCCCAAAGTTTTGGAGTGGTTTGAGTACGGCGGCGATCCGTACCACTTCAAACTCCGTATCACGGTTGATTTCGCTGCAATCAATGAGGCCAAACATCAGCAGGTTTTGCAAAAAATCATCTGCTACAAAAATCTTCGGTCGCATTTGGACAGCGTCATTTACTACACGGAAACGGAGCCGAAAGCGTGCTATGTTGCAGCGATTCCCTGCGCCACAACGATGTCCTACACGGTTCTTATGCCGGGTGTTATCGAGCCGCGGGCAGTCAGCGCACACGCCTGCGCCGCTGGTGCGGTCAGCACAACTCGGATGAAAACGACCATTGCGCTGCCCGGAACTATCCACGCCAAGGCTGTGTCTGCACAGGCGCTTGCATCTGGCAGACCTGCGCAGACCTATGAAACCGTCACCATCAAGTTAGGAGGGAAATCGTTATGAGCTGGGAAAAATATGCGTATACCAGCGCCGGTGCTGCGATGCTGTCCGAGTCCATTTCGGGCGGTGCGCTCACCATCACCCGTGCTGTAAGCGGCACGGGCACCGTTGACACCGACTTGTCCGAGGAAACGGCAGTCAGCGGTGATACCTATGAGCTTAAACTGCTGGGCATCGACACCGTGGAATACAAGGGCGAAAAAGCCCGCAAAGTCAGCATTTGGACGGGCGGTGCAGATGAACCGTACTTCATGCACCAGATCGGCGTGTTTGGCCGCCTCAATGATGACCCGGAGGACACGTTGCTCTTTCTGATGCAGGATGATCGGGGCATCGAGATCCCGGCCATCGGTACTGCTGACCATGAATTCCAAATTGCTGTGCTGCTGGCCGTTTCGACCAAAGCCAATATTTCGCTCACCGTTGACCCGCAGGTTGAAGCAATTATGCGGATGGTGCGGGAAATGGTGCTGAAGGAGATCTCACAGCACAACGATGCCCCGGATGCCCATGCCAAAATCATCACCGAAGCCACCAGTAAGGCTCTGAAAGAGCTGGAGGAATCCGGCCAGATCATGTCGGAAGACAGGGTCAAAGAGCTTATCAAGGAAAGCGGCGGCGGTGGTGGCGGCAGCTCCGGCGGCTACTATGGCAAATACGACCTGACCCTTTCTGTGGACGGCTGGAAAGCCGTATCGGACAGCGAGGGTGAAATGCCGTATGCGTATACCTACGATGCAGAGTTGGCAGACTGCACCCCTGAGCTTTGGCCCAGCGGTTCCGCAACTGCCAGCTGCTTTTCTATTTCGAACAAGGCGGGTGTCCTGAACGGGTGCGAGACTTTGAACGGTATTGTTCGCTTTTTCTCTCAGCGCATCCCGGAAGCTGATATTCAGGCAGTCGTCACTCTGTTCGGGAAAGGAGGTGGCACCGGTGGACTGGTAATTGCGACCCGTGACCGGCTGGGCTGCGTGAAAATTGGCGACGGCGTGGAAGTGACCAAAGACGGTGTTATTTCTGTCCACGCCACAGTTTCCGAAGACCAGATGGCAGCTACGGATGATGTATCCGAAATGCTGGCCGAAATCTACGACAAATAAACACCAAACAACAATTTACGGAGGATACTTATTATGGCTTACAATGTTGAGAAGCTCGCAAAGCTGGGCGCACTGAAGGCGCTGGGTCTGAAGCAGAAGGCCGTTGACGAGGCCCAGAACAAGCGCATCAAGGCTCTGGAGGATGTCGGCGCACAGGCCAACGTCTTGGAGGGCGTTAAGGTGAACGGCGTTGCCCTGGCCATCGCTGAGAAGATGGTGGACATTCTGGTTGCCACCGGCTCCAAGAACGGTAGCATTTCCGTGGCTGGTACCGATGTTGCCATCAAGGGTCTGGCTGCACTGGCCTACAAGGCGAAGATTTCCCAGTCTGACCTCGACGACGCTCTGGCTGCTGTTCTGGCTGCAAAGGCCGACAAGGCCACTACTCTGGGTGGATACGGCATCACCGACGCTTACACCAAGGATGAGATCAACGCCAAGATCAGCGCTGTCTATAAGCCTGCTGGCTCTGTGGCCTTTGCTGAACTGCCCTCTCTGTCTGAGAGCATTCTGGGCAATGTGTACAATGTCACCGATGCTTTCACTACTACCGCCAACTTTGTTGAGGACGCGGGCAACAAACATCCCAAGGGCACCAATGTCGTGGTGGTCAAGGTCGGCGATGCCTATAAGTACGATGTGCTGGCCGGTTTCGTTGACCTGTCTGGCTATGTGGAGAAAGAAGCGGGCAAGGGTCTGTCTGACGAGAACTTCACTGCGGCTCTCAAGGATAAGCTGGACGGCATTGAGGCTGGCGCAAACAAGTATGTCCATCCCACCCACACCGCTGCTGCCAGCGGTTTGTACAAGACCACTGTGGATGAAGAGGGCCATGTGACCGATACCATTCCTGTGACCAAGGATGATATCACCGGCCTTGGCATCCCGGCTCAGGATACCACCTATGACGAGGCGACCACTGCCAAGGCTGGCCTGATGTCCGCTGCGGATAAGACCAAGCTGGACGGCATGGATACCACCATCGATAAGGCCATTGCGAACCATACGGCTACCGATGCCGAGGTGTCCGAGATGCTGGCAGAGATTTACGGCGAGTAAGCCTCTGAGATCTCATGAGTAAAGGGGCGGCGGAGAATATTCACCGCTGCCCCTTATTTTTTTATGGGAGGTGACTTCTTTGAGCAATGCGCTCACAACTTTGGATCAGCTCCGCAGCGCTGCATCCCAGTCCAGCAATGCTACCGCCAAAGTCGCATCTACCGCCGCTGCTGCACTGGAAGAAATGCACGGACTGAAAGCAGACCGGGCAACATTCGTTTCGTTCTCCATCCCTGTCACCGGCTGGAAGTCCGATTCCAGTGTCCCCGGGTATACGAAGTACATCGACATCAAGGTGGATGGTCTGACGGCGGCAGATAGCGTGGGAGTGGATGTTGACCCGTCCAGCAGTGCAGTTGCACGGGCGGCGGATTTCACATCGACAGAGAGCATGGCCGGTGTTTTACGCCTCCGGGCGGCATCCGTTCCGAGTGCTGCGATTTCCGCTCAGTATCACATCATTGAAGCCGCATCAGCGGCAGAGGAGGCTTGATTTATGGCATGGGGCCCTTTTAATGCAGGTTCTGGCGGTGCACAGAGCGGCGGCGGGACTGCAAAAGAAATCGCCTACGAGGACACTCTGGGCATTTCTGCATCCAACATTCAGGAGGCGCTGGACAAGGTGCTGGGCAATACATTGCCGAAGCTCACTGTCACTACGACTGCGGGCAGCGCCTTGACCATCACTGACGGCCAGAGCACTATCACCGGCACGGCGACTGGTGGCAGCTTCACCACCACGCTGCCCCGGCTGGGCGAGTGGACGGTCACGGCATCACTGGCCGGTCTGACCACGGACGACACCGTCACTGTCGATGTCGTGGGCGGTCAGTATACGCTCAATCTGCCGTACTTCGCTGCCACGCTGGCGGTAACGGCGGCCACCGGCTCGACCGTCACCGCTACCATGACTGGTACGGGCAAAGCCTATAAGGCGACGGCCGACAGCGACGGCGTGGCATCGGTGCGTATCAAGCGGGCGGGTACCTATACTGTTCAGGCGGTCAGGGGCGATGCCATCAGTGACACCGCAGAAATCGAGGTGACGCAGAACGGTGGTAGCTACACGACCACTGTACATTTTTGCGTTCTGACGCTGACCGCACCTGTGGGCAGCGAGGTCACGGCCTCCTGCGGAGATACCACCCTCACGGCCATTGTGAGCGGCAACGACGGAAACGGCACTGTCGTTTTCTATCCGCCTGAGCTGGGTACATGGAGCATCACTGCAACGCTGGGCACCGACTCGACCAACGCCACGGTTGCCGCCACCGAGTACAAGAATTATGCTTTGACGCTGACCTACATCAACGCCGTTCTGGAGAAGAACGAGTGGAAAGTTATCCGCAAGGTGTCCGATGAGGGCAAGGCGAAGAACTGGTGGTCTGTGGGCGACACTAAGAGTGTAACCATCAATGGCAAGGTGGGTGCAACTACAATCTCCAGCTTGAAAGTCGATGCCTTTATCATCGGTTTCAACCACAATTCCGGCAAGGAGGGCAGCAACCGTATCCACTTCCTGTTGGGTAAGATCAGCGGCAAGTTTGTTGGTCTGGTGGATAGCAGCTACGGCAGCACGACTTCTACGTCTGGTGCGTTCACGATGAACACCAGCAACACGAACTCTGGTGGCTGGGGAAGCAGTCAGATGCGGAGCAAGGTGCTGGGTAGCGCAAGTTCTCCCACCAGTCCGACCGCCAACACGTTGCTGGCTGCACTTCCCTCTGACCTGCGGGCGGCGATGAAGTCCTGCACGAAGTATACGGATAATGCGGGCGGCGGCAATACCGCCAGCAACGTGTCCTCTACCACGGATTATCTGTTCCTGCTGTCCGAGTATGAGGTCTTTGCAACGCACCAGTATTGCAATGATGCGGAGCCGAACTATCAGGCACAGTACGATTACTTCAAAGCGGGTAACAGCAAAGTTGCCAATAAACATTCCGCCACCGGAACGGCGGCGGTCTGGTGGCTGCGGTCGCCGTACTACCACTACACCTACTACACCTACTTCTGCGCGGTTTCGTCGTCGGGGTCGTTGGACTATTACACCGCTAACATTGCGTATGGTGTTGTGCCCGGCTTTGTTGTCTAATCCCCCGCAGGGATTCTCGACTTACTCAAGCCCACGGAAGTGGGCGGAAAACAGCAAACTTTCCTCAAAAAATTCAAAGGGCGCGTTAGCGCCCCGCGCGATTTTTTGAAAAAAGATACTGAAAGTGCTATCACTCAACTGTCTTATGAGTGCATACACGGCACGAAAAACGCTATACAATACTTTCAAAACCTGTTTGTTAGGAGGTATTGTATGGCAACTAACAAGCGCGTCTTTACACTGCGCCTGTCCGATGAAGTTTTTGATAAGATCGGTGTTCTAGCAACAAAAGAGCATCGGTCCATCACGAACTACATAGAGTATGTGCTGCTCAAGCATTTGGAAGAAGTTGAGCGAGAGCAAGGGGAAATCGATCTCGATGACCCCGAAGGAGACTAAAGTATCATGTCAGTTTTGAAATCCAAGCGCACAGAAAGCAAGGCGGAGTATGTGAATGTCGCCAATGCGATTTACATTGAAACGATAAACTTCCTGACCCGCATTTCCGCAAGGTATTCCAGATTGATTGCAGAACCGGTTGCAAAGCTGGCGGGTGAGGTGATAGACCATGCCGAAAAGGCAAACAGCATCTATCCCTCCGACGATCAGCGGCGCCAGCTTCGTAAAGCACATCTTCTGGAAGCGCGGGCATCTCTGATGGCGCTGGATGTTCGGTTGACTCACTGCTATCTCATCATGACCCAGAACCCGCAGGGATGTTTCACAACTCCTTCAGGGAAAAGTGTCGATGCGAAGAAAGCAACCGAAAGACTGGACAAAATGGCTCAAAAGTTGGGTGAGCTGATTGACAAGGAAAACGACCTGCTGCAAGGCATGATCGGAACGGTCAATCGGAAAGCCTGATTTTTAAGTGGGTGTATCTCTGTCAATTCCTGCGGCGGCGGTCTGGTGGCTGCGGTCGCCGAACTACAACAACATCAACAACAACAACTACTTCTGCGCGGTTTCGTCGTCGGGGTCGTTGGACTATAACAACGCTAACAATGCGTATGGTGTTGTGCCCGGATTTTGCAATGCTTGGTCACATGGAGTAGCCATAGGTGAAAGACGACCATAGCAAAAGGAGAGGTACTTCCCTGAGGGTCAAACCTCTAAAACTGCTTTTCGATATGCTGACACGGACGCTTCTTGCATGGCGCGGGATGCATCTTACCGCGTTTCATGTGCTGGCATAAAGCAGATTAGACGATGCCCTACAATTCATCTGTACGAGGAGCGAATACTTTTATGACAAGTCAGGAGCGCCATGAAGCACGATACCAGCGCCGCCGGGCAGCACGCCGAGCCAGACAGGAAGCTCGTTGTGCCGCCCTCGGTTCGTTGGAAGAAGTATTCAGTTACCACACGATGTTCAAATATGGCCGGAAATGCTGCAACGGTGTACGCTGGAAGCAGAGCACGCAGAACTTTGAGCGGCATCTGTTTTCCCACACAGCGAAACAGCGGCGGCTTATTTTGGCAAAAAGGTGGCGGCCTAAGAAATACGTTCATTTCACGGTCTGCGAACGCGGCAAGATTCGTGGGATTGACGCTCCTCATATTACAGACCGACAAATCCACAAGGTCATCAGCAAGGAAGTGTTGGAGCCGCTTTACGACCCCAGCATGATCTATGACAACGGTGCAAGCCGGATTGGTAAGGGACTGCACTGGCAGATCAAGCGCATCAAACAGCAGCTGGCACGGCATTACCGCAAGTATGGCCGTGCGGGCGGGGTGTTGCTGCTCGACCTGAAGAAGTTCTTTCCTTATGCACCCCATTCTATCATCTATCAGCGGCACCAGCGGTATATCCTGAACCCTGATTTTCGGCGGATAGCAGATACCATTATTGATACTGCTCCCGGCGAATTTCCGGGCCGTGGGATGCCGCTGGGCGTTGAGCCGAGCCAACAAGAAATGGCGGCAATGCCCAGTGCTGTGGACAACTGGATCAAATGCCAGATGTCCACGCATAGCGCCGGACACTACATGGATGATTACTGCATCATTCTCCCGGATATCGAAGATCTGAAAAAGCTGGGCCGCGCTATCGTGCGCCAGTTTGAAATCCGCGGCATCCCGGTCAACAAGAAGAAATGCAAGATCATCCCTCTGACAAAGCCTTTCCGCTGGTGCAAGGCTCGTTTTACCTTGACCGAGACCGGGAAAATTAAAGTCAATGGTAGCCGTGACGGCGTGATACGCGCACGGAGGAAACTGAAGCTGTTCCACCGTGAATGGCTGGCCGGGAAACGTACCCTGCAGGAGGTAGCGCAGTATATGAACTGCCAAGAAGCCTACTATAAAAATTTTGATGACCATGGGCGGCTGCTGCGTCTGCGGCGGCTTTGCTATGCAATTTTTGGAGGTAGAGTGCCTTGTTCAACAAAATCATCAAAGCCAGTGATGGCACCGTCCTTGCCTTGACCGAGGACGTGACCTACATCAAAAAAGCCGACAACGGCTGTTATATCCTCTGCCCGGAGCCTGATGCTTCGGGCATTTCTTATGCCGGCACTCCGTACCACCTGTTTGGTCGGAAGCCTCTGGATGATGCAGAGAGCGTCATTCTGGAGCCGACCGACATTGGTGGCTGGATTATGGGGGCGAAAGCTGCCATCGAGGATGCCGACGAGATGAACGTGGATCAGGCTTATCGCCTGACCCTTCTGGAGTTGAATGTCTCCGATACGGATGACACTGAGAATACCTGATAGGAGGAAAAGGCAATGAGCAAAGCAACGGAAATGGTTCTGTATCGTACCTGCAAGCGCATGATCGAGCGCGGCAGTACCGATGGTCTGGCGGAGAAGATCGATATTTTCTACGCCGCCGGCAAACTGACCGATGAGCACTACGCCGAGCTGACCGGTATGCTCGCCGAGAAGAAAGAGCAGGTCTAACCTATGGAGCATGAACGCTTTATCGCCCGCCGTCGGGCCCGCTTCGTCGGGATTGACGGGCGTGTGAACATCCCTTATGGAACCGTCCTGAGTAATCAGGGCGGTTTTCTTATACACCAGAATAAGCGCGTATGCACTGTGAGCAGCCAGAACGCTCTGGACTACTTCGTGCAGGACGACGACGGCGCTGGTGACCTGCGGGGGAAGCTGGTTGACAGCATCCAGCGGTGCCTTGAGCGCCGGGATGCAGCCTACCAGACCCGCTGGAACCGGGTTTGGGCATCGGCACTCTGCCAAAAGTACCGCCGCCCGGAGTCCGAAGACTACTGGCTGTGGGCGAGAGCGTTTTTTGATGCTCCGATTTTTGATTTGCAGGCAATCGCCGCGCTGGTTCAGTGAGGGGGATGGCTGTGAATCTGAAAGAATTGTTCTGGAGCGGTGGCGGGATGGTTTTGGTGCTGCTCTCGCTCATTGAGGTTTCGCCCATCAAGATCAATCCGTGGAGCAGGCTTGCGAAAATCATCGGACACGCCCTGAATGCTGAAGTGCTGGAACAGCAGAAGCAGACCCAGAAAAAGCTGGAGGAGCATATCCAAGTTGATGATGAGCGCAATGCCAATCTTCTGCGTACCCAGATCCTGCGCTTCAATGACGAACTGATTGATGATAAGCACCACACGAGGGAGCATTTTATCGAGATTTTGGCCGTCATTGATGCCTATGAGGACTACTGCCGCAGTCACCCCGACTACAAAAACAACCGCTGCATCTGTGCGGTAGCGAATATCAAACGGGTGTACAATGAGCGGCTTCAAAAGCACGACTTCTCTTGAAGGAGGTTTTCTACATGAGAGTCATCGTCTATCAGGCCAGCGACACATCTGCCCTGAGCAAGAACTTCACCCGCAAGGACTTCAAGTGCCCCTGCGGGTGTACTCGCCAGATGGTCGATTCGGAGCTGGTCGAAAAACTTCAGGCCATCCGGGATAAGCTGGGCAAGGCCATCAAGGTGACCAGCGGATACCGTTGCATCACGCACAATGCCAGCAAAACCGTTGGCGGAAGCCCAAATTCCAAGCACCGCTATGGTATGGCGGCAGACTGGCGCATGGTGAACCGCAGCATCAATCCTGTGGCCTTGGGCATCATCGCCGCCCAGTATTTCAAGGCGGTGGGCATCTACTGGTATGACGGCTGCGCCATCGTACACACCGATACCCGCGATGCAAAGGCAACGTGGCTGTGCGATGCCCCGCGGCACTACCCCAGCACCACCTACCAGAAGTTCATTCTGCCGACCATCCGCCGGGGTTGCACCGGGGATGCAAACCGTGCAGCCACGAAGATGCTCCAGCGGCTGCTGGGACTGACCCCGGACGGCATTTTCGGCGAGGGCACAGAGAACGCGCTGCTGAAAGCGCAGGAGGCTCATGGACTGACGGTGGACGGCATCTGCGGCCCTGCCAGCTGGAAGGCCATTTCCGGGGCTTCCAAGTACCTGTGAAACATCCGATATAACCAACACGACAAAACGGCGCAGGGGTAGCTCTCCGCGCCGCTGATGCTTATAGGAGGCAATATCATGGAAGCTATGCTGAACTTTATTCCCGCTCCCGTCGCCATCATCTTGATGCTGGCGGGTTTTATCGCACTGGCAATCGGCGGTATCCGGTTGGGCTACAAGGCCACCGTCAAGGATCTGGCTCTGGAGCTGGTCGAAAAGGCCGAGCTGTCCATCATGGGCAGCGGGCAGGGTGCCAAAAAGAAGAAGCAGGTGTTCGCCGCTCTCCGCGCCAAGTGCCCGGCGGCTATCCGCTGGGCCATCACCGACGAGGTGATGGATGCTGTCATCGAACACGCCTTTGATGTTATGACCGCAGCACTGGGCAAAAAGTCTTGACTGCTGCATTAGTGCCGTGTAAAATATAGGCACTTGAAAAGCTTCGGCTTTTGTAGAGAGCGGCCCGGCATGGTCCACTCTTGATTTTATATTTGGCTACCTCGGTAGCGCGCAAAAATCCCCCTGCATTGACCTTCGGGCCAGTGTAGGGGGATTTTTTGTTTGTTAGAACTTCATCTGTGCAGCGTCTTCAACACTCACGTCGTCGAAACACCGGGTCAGTTCATCAAGGACTTTGCGCTGTGTTTTCTCACTCAAACCGGCGTTGCGCATCGCCATGACACAGTAGCCGATGCAGGCTGCGTTTGACCACGGTCCATTCAGTGACAGGAGCATTTCTTCCATATCGATTACCTCCGAAGATCTCCATTGTATATGCGAACAAGCACCCAGTCAGACAGGGGCTTGACGTTGCCGCCCCAGTCCCGGAGGGCTTCATCGGTGCCGCAAGCCTCACAGATGTACACGCCATTGGCGTGGCGACTCAGTGCTCCGTGGGTCAGCTTGTCCGGCATCCTCTCGCCGCAGCGGGGGCACAGCGGCCAGCCCTGCTGCTGGTCATAGACCATCTTCTCAATAGCTTTTTCGTCCGTCATTGTACTTCCTCCTCAAACGTCTCGGCTAACCGAGTGATATGCAAACCAGTGACCACGCCGCCGGAACAGATAGAACCAATTCGTGAACTCCTGCCCTGTGCAGTCATAGGGGCTGTTGTAACTCTTCAAATAATGATGGTTAAGAAACCAGTTGGTAGCGTCCATCTCGTGCGCCTCGTCCAGCTTATCGGGCAGCTGAACAAGCTCCAGACGGCCGTCATAGTCGGCACAGATGATATGCACATCAGGGGCGGGGCGGTTATTGTAGGCCCGGATCTCCATCTTAACGGTTGCCGCCAAGTTTTTCACGGCAGCCCTCTTTTCGGCAGAGGCGGGAATGTCGCTCTGCATGAACATCAAGAGTGCGTACGCATCCCGCAGCCTCTCGTTATCGGTAATACTGAACATGGTCACCACCTCCTTACTTCATGTTCTGGCGTTCCCAATCGGACCAGCGGTAAATTTCCTTGCAGGACATGGATTCCGGCTTGCTGGTCTGGATATAGTCCTGCTGGCCGAAGATCTCCAACTGGTCGATGTTGTCCGGGCTCTGGGTGATGATTTTCGCCGGGCGGCCAACCTCACCGCCGGGAATCTCAATGCGGCGCAGATACAGGTTGCTGTCAAAGTACCAATCACTCTTGATGTATCGCTCTTCGGCATCGGTTCCCTCGATGGCCTCAATGTACTTGCCGAGCGCACCGAAGACTTCCAGTCTGGTTGGTGCTTTGTCGAAGTCGGTCACATCAAAGAGTTTGATATAGGAGATTCGGCCGCGTTCAACGGCAAGCTCCTCGATGGTACCGGAGTATTTGTAAAGTTTCATTGTCATATCCTCCAAATGCCCGTATAGCCAGATAGCGCAGCTTTTCGGTTTTTAGGCGGCGGTATTTTCGCTCTCGGCCTCTGTCAAAAATGCAGAGGTGAGATGCAGGCGGGCGGTCTTGAATTCCGGGTCTCTCATGCCAAGACGCTTGGTGAGCACTCGCATCATCAAATCGTGCTTCTGCTGCTGGGTGTAACCGCTGATGGACTTGAAGTGAAGGTTGTCGTGGTCACAGTTGATAGCCCATGCGCTCATTGCCAAGCAGAACTGAACGTATGCTTTGATGCGCCCGGCGTGGGTGGTTCCGTTGAACAGCCGGAACTCCACGGTGCCCTTTGTGAAGAATGCATGGAGGTTGATTCCGTGATAACGGGTGCTGTTGTAGTGGGAAGAATCCACACCTCCATCATATCCGTCATTCACCACGCTGTACCAGATGCGCTCTGCATCGTTCCGGCTTGCCCGGCCGTTCTTCTTCATTTCACGGAACAGGGCAGGGTTGATTTTGTGGCACCAGTGGTCTGCGCGGCTGCCGATCTGCAGGGCTTCGTAGAACAGATCCTGCCGCCCGGTGGCGAAGTTCAGCAGCCGGCAGAGGCTTTCGGGCGTGTGGTTCGCACCGTCAACGTGTACGTGGATACCACAGTAGCTGTTCGCCATGGCACCCTTCTTGACCAGTGCCCGGATGACCTCTTGCAGGTCGGTGATGTCCTCATACTGGAGAATCGGGGTCACGACCTCGCAGCGGTAGGTATCGTCTGCCTCTACGATTGCACCACCTCTGCGCCGCCGAGGAGTGATGGAACCGTCTCTCATGCACTTCCATACGCGGCCTTTGCTATCCTTGGCCTCGTACGTCTGGTAGGTGCCACCTGCAAAGTGGATACCGCCGACACCGAAGTAGTTGGCGATGACGGAGGCGGCTGTTCCGCGGGAAACGCCCGTCATTTCAATCTCAACGCCGAAGTTTTGGCTCTGAATCGTGACCATCTTTGCGCCCTCCCCTTAGTGCAGCTGTGCAGCGTGCTTGTGGTAGGTGACGGTGTAGCGGCCACCGTGCTTGACGACCTTGATGTCGTCCATCTTCACGCGCCGGACACCGAACTTCTCGTGGATGTACTTTTTGACCATCGGAGCGGCCTTTGTGGTCACATCCACCGCGCTGTCATTGCTGCTGCGGCTCTTGTAGCGGTCAAACCGCTTCTCCTCGGCGGCGTTTGCTTCTTCCTCTGTGCCGTAGAATCCGTCTTGTGCACGGTTGTTCAGACGGTAGAACTTCTTGCTGCTGATGACCTCCAGACGCTCATTCCAGACGGTGCTCCAGCGGTCTTCCTGATTGGGCTTGATGTCGTCCTTGACCCGGCCAACAACCAGCTCCACGCCCTCGGTGCCGAGGTAGTTGTTGAATGTGGTGAGCAGCACCCGGATGATCTCGGTGCCGTTTGTGAGGTCGATGTGAGCGACCTCGCCCTGGCTTCCGCCCATCGTTCCGGCGTTGATGTAGTAGCCCTGCGCCATGTAGCTGTTGGCTGCTGCGGTGAACTCTCGGTTGATGTCAATGAACTTCATGCTGAAAACCTCCGATTTACTCTTGACAAATCTTCAATAAAAAAATAAAATGGAGGTGCAAGGGGCTTGTGGATAACGGGCTTTTAGCGGTTAGCGGTTCAGGGTGCGATCCTGAGCCGCTTTTTTGTATGCTTCAAAGCGGGCTACCTGCTCGGCTCTGGTGAGCTTTGCAAATTCCTTGCTTGTCATGGAGCATCACCCCCTTTGGGTTGCTCCCTTGCACCTCGTAACCTCCTCTCTATGTCTATATTATACAACGAATTTCGTTGTATGTCAATAGCAAAACAACATTTTTCGTAAATATTTTTACGAAAAGCGTTGCAATTTTCAGGTAAGTGTGATATAGTGAAGAAAAGGGAGGTGCTTACATGATTCGCATCAAGTTGAAAGCCGTGCTTGCCGAAAAAGGCATCAAACAAAAGGATTTGGTCGCAATGACCGGGATTCGCCAGCCCACTCTGTCGGGCATGAACAACAACTCCGTCAAGCATATTCCGTTGGACGTTCTGGACAAGCTGTGCACCGTTCTGGACTGCCAGCCCGCAGATCTTCTGGAATTCGTGCCGGATGAGAACGAAAAAAGCCCGGACGCTTGGCGCATCCGGGCAGGAGAGG